AAACTTACTTCTAAACTAACTTTCTCCCAATCTGCTTTGGGTACTGTTCCAGTAAGCCCCCAACGTATTGGAATATGATTAAATGATTGTGTCAATAGCCTACGTAATACATCTGCTTTTGCCATATGTACTTCATCAACCATGACACAAATCACATCCTCAGCAAACTCTGCTAAAGACATATCAGATGTTGCATCTTTAAATGTTTTATCAATAATATTTAAACTTTGCCAAGTGCATATTGTATGGGTCTTACCAATTTCCTTTCTATCCCCGAAATATACACCAACATCCAATCCTAAGTTTTTATAATCATCTTCAGTCTGCGTTACTAGACTCTTGTTTGGAACAATAACAAGACTTCTACCATATGGTTCGACCATCTCACTTAGACATGCAGTAATTAATGTTTTGCCTGCCCCTGTTGCAATCTCTTGTATACATTGTGGGTTAGTTAGAAACTCGTTAACAATACTAATTTGGTAATCTCTGAGTACAATGTCTTCACCTTCTGCAACATGTCCTTTTGGCCATGTTATATGTTTATATTTGTCCTTGGTAACTGCTGGGAAATTAAAATTAACAGGCGTGTTTCTTTTATCATTAATACCAATTTCGTAGCCTTCATTCACTAATACTGGTACAATTTTTTCTAATAATGCAACATTAGTTAAACCACCTGGGCTAAAGAAACTTACGCAACCATCCCATCTACCAAGTTTAAATGCTGGTACATGGTATGCATGAGGCATCATATACTTAAATTCCTTTTCAAGCCTACGTCTAGTTTGTATGCTTAAATTATGAATCTTTGCATTTACTTCATCTTTAATTTCTATTGTACATTGCATTAATAAACCTGCATTCTAAGTGTGTCGTTTAGTATTGGCGTATTAAAATGATACGGATTCAAATCCCAATCTAAACATTTATCTCTTAGCAAATATTTCTCTTTGTTTAAATTTTCCATTATAACATCAAAAATATTTGAAATTTTAGTTAAACTAGATGCTCGTATATAATAACAACCTGGATAATTTGAATGATGATTCCAAAAATATTCAAGTATAGAATCAGTTTTAACAAGCTCAATATCCATTTTAATTTTAAATAATTCTTCTGGTAAAACTATAATATATGGCACGTCAAACATACCAGCAATATTACTATGCAATCCTTCTCTACCAATTACAAATGTCGCTTGTCCGATTTGCTCAAATATATTAACTCGTTGGTTACACTTAATGAAATTGTATGTTAAATGATTATTATGAGCCCATTTTTTAAAATTATCTGTTACAGATGCTTGAATATCTGGATGCATTGCCAATTTTACCCACGCACCAAAAAAATCATCAAATGGTTTTATGTTTATCTTATTATACTTGATTTTATCCAAATAGTCGATAGCATTGAATGTTTCATAATGTTCCGTATAACCTTCTACAAAACATACTGACTGATTTTTATCCATTGGCTTAGCCATCGGAATATGTGGTCGGTATTGCATACCATCAATTAAAGTTTTAAACCAATCATATGGCATTGCGGTTAAAACTAAATTGTCATTATCCAAAAAATCATCTATGTATTTTGTTCTATACTCATTAATTACATCATAAAAATTACCATCATTTGTACCAAATGACGATTCAATCTTAGTTTGTCCAATTACTCGTGTTGCTATTCGATCTGGTTCTACTTCGGTACACGTATTTTTAGTAACATCAAACTCAAAAAATGTAGTTACTATTTTATTAAAAAAGTTATCAAAATTAGGATGACAATAAATTATTTTGTCAATATATTTGTTGTCTAGGTATTGTAATAATTCAGTAAGGGTGCGGGTATGGAATTTATCCTCGTAATAATTGCCAAGTTGGTTTAGTTTAATGTAAAGGGTCATCCTTGCATTAATTGCCTGAGAAAACCTTACATATCTATATAGGGTATTAATTTTATCACCAAATCCAACAAATTCGGCATCACTAATACAAATATTAATTTTATGCATCTGCAAGTTCGTCGAAGTCATATAATACAACTGACTTCACTTTGTGAATCATTCCTGTTGCTACTTCTTCACTGGTGGCTCTTCGGAACTGTCCTCGTCTCGATGGACGACCACAATTATGGCAATGCCCATAATCTTTTTCCAAACTATTTGGACCTCCGTGATGCGCCTGTGATTGGGGGTCAAGCGTTTCATAATAAGTATTAAAATCTTCTATTTGTTTCATGCAATGATCAATAGGCCAGCCCATCTGTACCCATTCACATTCCATGTTAGTACATGTCACATATAACATAGTTGTATATCTCATGACATCCTTCCATGAATATTTATATACCAAGATTACGTAACTTTTCGATTAATCTTTTTTGTTCTCTATTTAAATTTTTTGGAATTTCAACTTCTACTTTAACTAATAAATCGCCAACGTGTTGTTGAGATCCCAATGCTGGCACACCTTTGCCAAGAACTCGCATTGTCGTACCTGGTTGAGTATTTGGTGGGATTTTAAGATTTATTGTACCATCTAAAGTTTCGATATCATAATTTCCACCCATAAAAAAATCTGTAAGTTTAACTTTTTGTGAACAATGGAGATGAACACCATCTCGTTTAAAACGAGAATCTTGATTGACTGCTATAGTAACATATAAATCACCAAACATTGAATTGTGTATATTAGGCCCGGCTTCACCCTGCTCTGCTAATTTTATTTTATTTCCTGTATCAACACCTTGAGGAATATTAACTGCTAATGTTTTCTCTTTTTTTATTCTACCATGACCACGGCAAATATTACATTGTACATCTGGATCAATTATTACACCTCTGCCACCACAACGATTGCATTGTTGATTTACATTTAACATACCTGACTGTACGCCCATGTGCCCGGTGCCTTGGCATACTCCGCATCTAGGTGCCTTCATTGCATTCCTAACTCCAACACCATTACAGTCGTCACATATATCAGGTCGCAATATTGTTACATTTTTAATACAACCTTTGATAGCATCTGCAAATGATATAGTTAGGCCTATATTTAAATCTCTACCCTTTACGACACGTTGTTGTTGACGTTGTTGTTGTCCAAACATGTCTCCAAAAACACCTTCAAATCCACCACCACCAAAATTAAAACTAAATCCTCCTGGATGTTGATGAAATCCTTGACCAGGCTGAGTGCCTTGTTGATGCATATTCATGCCAATAGTATCGTACTGTTGTCTTTTTTCTGGATTACTTAAAATTTCATATGCTTCAGATGCTTCTTTAAATTTGGATTCGGCATTTTTATTGCCTTGATTTCGATCAGGATGGTATTTCATGGCAACTTTACGATATGCTTTTTTAATACCTTCAGGACTTGTTTGTTTGTCTACACCTAAAGTTTCGTAATAGTCTTGCTTTGCCATAGTTCTACAGATGACGATCCGTGTTACGAGTAACCCGCAACACGGACACTTAAATTGTTATTTTGTACTTACCGTTTTATGCAAGTATTTTCAGCAAGTGCTCTCCAACGTTCTGGACTCATTTTAAACAAGTCAGCCAGTTTGGTTACCATTCTCAAACTAACTTCACGCAACTTGTTTTTATTGTCTTCCATAAAATTGACAATGTTGAGCTCATCTTTTTCTGACAACTTATACTCACTAAGCATGCCGTCACGTACAATTTGTTTTACACGAAGCATCTTATCACGCATGGTGTCCATTGTAAGGTCCAAATAATGGCAACGTGACATAATTGCGGCTAAGTGGTCTTTAATTTTACCACGGGTTGTATCAAATTTAAGGTTAGTAATAAAAATGATGCTTCCGCAAAATTCGAATTTCTCCGGAACACCTTCTCTGCGTAATGCTGAGCTTTCAGTGTTCCAACTAATCATTCTTTTCTTACCACTATCAAGAGCGGCTTTCAGCAAGTTCAAACTTACTTCATCAAAAAGGATGCTATCACAGTCATCAAGTACCAAAACACTTCCTGGATCTGCATACCTGTAAAGTAACTGGTACAAGCCAATTGCACTCGCCGCACCTTTTTCTGTTCCAAACCTAACTGGCTTGTCTGCAAGTTTGTCGAACATACTGTTCTTTTCAATAACTTTTTCAACTCCGTAACTTTTGCCAACTCCTGGAGGGCCTGTTACAACCATACCACGTACTATACCATCTATTGAGCCTTGGGTCATTTCGTCCAGGATCTCAAAACGCTCACGGAGCCTTTCAATGATCTGTTCGTCGGTTTCAACTTTCTCCTTTACGGGAGTTTGTTCAATAACTTGAGTTTCCATATCGTTGTATGTATTTACGGTTGAATAATCACCGATTCCAGTAACTTTGACTCTCATGTCTTTACCGCCAGCACTTACAGTAACGTATCCGGTATGCTTGCCTCTTGGCTTTCCAAAACTAGTAAATTCCTTTACTAATGTTCCGTGTAAACCGGCTACTGACTTACCATAATAAACACCTGAATTGATTACAACTTCCATTTGCACCTCTGCTTCGTTGTTAACAATGTTTGCTTTCTTATTCATCATGTAACTATTATACTATCGGTGGACCAAAGAGTCAATGGTTTTCTTCAGAAAAAGGCATTTTTTTGCCTTTTTTTGCATTTTTCTTGCCTTTTTTTGCTATAAAGTAACGTCATCAAGGCCGGCTACCCTGAGCTTTATCACGTTATTAATTTGGAACTGTTTTGCGTCGAGGGCTTTTATGACGCCTTGGTATTTGTTTCTAATCAATGCGAATTCGTTAATTAGTAATTGCATTGTGACAACGTCTTCTTCACCATCTATATATTTTTCAGCATCCCGACTAGTAAGGGCTCGTTGATAGTGTTCTAAAAACTGCCTGTATTTTTTACTTCGTGTTTTTCTGAGCTGAATATTTAGATTTTCAAGGATGGCTTCTATTTCTTGCAACTGATTAAATCTGTGTTCAACAATTTGAGGTATTTCTCTACTCAATTTTTCAACATTTCCTTTAAGTGTACAATCAAACCTTGCTTGCTGTAACTCAGCATCAAAGTAATCGATACACTCAGGAAGAACCGCCAGATTATCCTGAACCCGTTTAAACCAAGTTTGCATCGTTATATTTTAGTAATCACCATTTCCGATTTGTAGGGGGTCTTCATCATCCTCGACAGTATCGTCTTCTCCATACATTGTGTGGAGTATTGAATAAAGTGTGCCATCAAAATTCTTAAGTTCATGATAATCATCTTCTAGACCCATATCACTATTCTCAAATGCTCGTGCCAATTCCTCAACAAAGGTTGGCACTTCTATATTTTTGATATATGCTTTACCAATTTCATATATGTCTACGAATAATTGAACCCTTTCCTCATTAAACATACTACATTCTCCTAATCTTGAAAGTCATCAATTATAACTTGTAATTTTTCAGGAATCCAATTCTTTCTAAATTCCTTTATTTCAGTCCCGTCTGGTTGTGTATATTTGAGTTTGTTTCCGTCTTTAACTAAAAGACCGGCCTTTTCAAATAACTCAACCAATCCACTATACGGATCCATTCCGGATTCATAAGGGATTTTTACTTGTACAGTTTCGAACGGTTTTGAAAAACGTGTTTTCATTACTTTACAAGCCGCTCGTATGCCCCGTATATCTGTTATTTTATTTCCGTCTTCATCTTCTTTGAGTTTAAGTTTTCTCATCGCAACAACAATGGATGAAGCATATATAAATCCTTGACCCCCACTAATTTTATCGTCTGGGTCAAACATATCCTGCGAAGCATAAGTGTGATTTGTTGCTACTACGCCTACAGGATTTCCAGCAATTAGATTAACTGCATTTCTCACCAATGCAGTAAGTGCTTTGGGTTTGCGACCCATATCACCTTTCATATCGCCTCTTTCAAATTGATCAACATCAGTTGGTGTAAGTAACATACCTAATGAGTCAATAACAAACAAAACTTTTTGTCGTTCCTCATAGGGCAAATCTGAATATTGATCTTTGTATCCTTTCATAAATTCACTTACAAATTTAGCAACTTCGTCAATCATTGAAACGCCAAATCGCATAAGTTTATCTTCTGAAGTATCAACACCTAATGCAGACAACCAGTCTGAATCAAGTGCATTTTCTGAATCAAGTATAATAGGTAAGATGCCTTGTTCTTGTGCCTGTTTTACTAAGTTACCAGAACAAATAAAACTTTTACCTGATCCACTTTCTCCAGCAAAACATGTAACTCTACCTAATGGGATACCTCTGTCAAACTGCCCACTAATCAAATAGTTAAGAGCATGATTGCCAGTACTAACCCAGTCAACAGTATCGGTAAATCCAACCGACATACCTGGTACTGCTTTAGTTATCGATGTTCTGAATTTGCTTATATCAAATGGTCTACTCATATTTCTCCATCTAGAAAATTAGGGGATCTTACGACCCCCTAAAATTGTACTTATTATTGAGCCTGTTCTGTTTTACGGTTACGAATCATTGCAAGGATTTCTTTAGCATCTGGCTTTTTGCCGTCTGCTGAAGGATCTGCTGTAACTGTCGCAGTTACCGGTTCAGATGAAGTTGAACCATCTTCGAATGGCTTATCCGTAACCTCTGTGGCAGATGCTTCTGATGTTTCAGTAGCAGTCGGTTGCGGAGTTGGAGTCACCGAAGATGATCCAGTTGTTGTATTACCATTTGATTTTAGACCATATGGTTTGTAATAATCGGCCCAACGTTCTGGATCATAAAGTTGTCCATCAACACTGGCTTCAAACATTTCAAATATGACCTTCAGTTCTGTTTCGGAAGGTTTCTTTGGCATGTAATCATTAAGTGTAAACAACCCATTGGTTTCGATAGCGGCTCTCTCAGTCTCATTAAGAGATCGCTCTTTACGTGCCCAATTAGAAGTTGAATAATCTGCATACTGACCTTGTTGAGTCTTGACTAATTTAAAGTCTGTTCCTTTTTCATAATCAGTAGGAACTTCCTCAAACTCAGGATCCATTAATGCGGCTGTAATGATTTTGTGAATACCCGGATTTATTACAAATCTGCGGATAGGATTTTCGGGGACTTGATCTTCAGTCATCGGACTGTCTACGACAAATCCTTGATAAATGTAAGATCGTTTCTTCCAATATTTGCGAGCTTCATCTTCTAAACTTGGATCCTTAAACCAAGGTCGAATTTCAGCATGAATTGGACATGTTTCTCCCCACATTTCGATACAAGGAACTTGGACTGTAACATTTTTATGTTCGTCCTGAGCCTTAATACCTGGGAATGCCAAACGAACCATTTGACGCTCTTTCCAAAAGAACGTGTTCTCTTCGTCTGCATCTGGAAGAAACCGCATCAACGTAGATTGTCCAGTTTGAATATTCCAAAATGGATAAATTGCGTTGTCGGAAGTTGATTGTGAGGTTGATTGTTGTTGTTCGAGCAGTTTAGCTCGAATGTCTGCGAGTGTAGCCATATTATTTCTCCTATATTAGCCTGTGTTAGTTTATATTAGTTTATGATCGCCTCGATCATATGCAGTAAAATTTAACTACATACGAACTATTATACAACATTTTAAGGCATGTTGTCAACCTTTAAATTCATTATTATTTATCTTATACTTTAATTTACGGCTGAAAACCGCCAAATGAGGTTTTTTGACTTTCAAAGTCATCTGGATCGTCAATGTCGCTTCCGAAACCTTCAGGTGCTTCTTTACTCATATATGCATCCCGTTCGGATTCTCCGCCTTCTTCTCCACCTTGTTTAACGTAACCTTCTAATTCATTTTGTACCCACTCGTGGGCTCGACCTTCGTCTCCGGTCATTACGTTATAATCCATTTCACCTGTATGCATGTAATGCCCAAGTAATGCTTTATAAAATGTATCATGCTTTGGCTCATCAAGATTCTCTCCGCCATCAATTACATCTTCAAGTTCATTAGGAAACTTCTTTAGAATATTGTCTAGTTCTTTATCAGCAGTTGGATCACCACCGGAATGTTCGACAATAATGTCTTGATACTGTTTCATACTATTAACTATTTTTTCCCAGGCCATGGTATATTCCTTATATTTGAAAAAAGTCTACGTTTGCGAGTTTTTCGATATCAGTTGCATACGTTGCTGATGCAGTTTCCATCATATTTTCACCCTTTGGTGCTGGCTTCATTTTTTCAATAACGCCTTTCCAAATTTTGATAAAACGAGATTTTTGGTCATCATTAAGTGATTCAAAATTTTCACTTAAATTTAGCATTGATTTCCTAAAATCATCATCACCTGTTATGTTTGAACTGTAAACAATAAACTGGGTTGTTGGATCAAAGTTTTCATTAATTTCTGCATCTTTGTTCCATTTAATATTATCTATATTGTAGTTCTCAGTATACACTAAATCTTCTTCAATGTCAAATCCATTTAAGATATCTTCACTCAACTGAGCAATAATTTCCCATGGGCCTTCAACATGTTCTTCTAAACCAAATACTGAATATAAATTATCCAATTGATCTTCTGTAACCATTTTAAGTTCTGGCTGTTCCCAATCTTCAAAATAACTGTTATATGATCTACTTGATTTGATTTGTGTTAATTGTTTTTTATTATTTTCTATTTGTTCTCTTACACGAGTTAAAATTAAACTTGCATGTTCATTTAAACCTTCGTTTTGCATGGCTCGGGCAAAAGTTCTTAAAGTTTTAATATCTTCTGCAAGGGAAATAATATGTCGTCCTTGAGCATCATATGGTGAACCTTCATTACCAATATGTCGTGCCATTGCTCGTGCGGCCGTCATATTTTTAACTGGCATGTAAAATCGTTCGCCTCTTGTATTTTCAATCATAATATCTTGAATATTTCGTGATCTGCTACCTACTTTTTCTTCATCAATTTCTTTAGTATGTGTAATCTGAATTTTTGCAGGTTGTAAAACATGTGTACTTTTCTTTGCAGACCCATATGGTTTTACCATACTTTCTTGCATCTGAGCCATTTCATTATCCCTTTTTTTAATTTTAGGTATACGAGAAAAATCTTTCTCCCGTATTTCTTTTCCGTATTTACGTACAATGATATCATAAAATGGTGCTGTTCTACTACGTTCTCGTAAAAAGTTTATTAGGCTTTCGTAATTTATTTGACCTTCTTTTGGGTCTAATACATCTGCTTTTGCACCAAAATAAACTCTAACAGTTGATGGAGTAGTTGTTGAATCAAGAAAAATTTGATAATCGTTTTTCTTATCAATGAATCGATTTGCTTTTAGAGCATCAATTTCATTTGCACCCTCTTCATTATACATTGTAACTTTGGAGCCAATGCCAGTAACGTATTTTAATATTTCATCGCTCAACATTGCTAATTTGTTGTCTGTTTGTATTGGCATTTAAAAGGACTCCAAAATATTTCTAGTATTTATGTTAATATTGCAATCGGCATAGGCTTGATTGACTCACCTTCATCTAATGCGTCAATCATATCAGAGTAAATGTCTTCTTCATAAACACCAACTTGTTCTAATAATCTAATAGCGAGTAATGTTGCTAATACAAGGTCATCAGTTTCTCCACTTTTTGCTTCGTAACTTCCGCCTTTAGCAATAAAGTTTTTAACTTCTCTAATTAAATTTTTGCTATACATGATAATTTTATTGTTTTCAACAAACAATTTGAATTTGCTACAAACTTGTAATTTTGATTTGTTTGTTGTTGTAAATCCTTTACGTTTTTTACCTGCTTCATGGACAAATACTCCTTGAAACATATCTTCACCCATTTCATTTATTAACTGGATTACTGCTTCACCTAACGTATTATTTTCTACACTCCAATAAATGTTATTTGCATCAACACCTTGTTCTATCAAATGATCTAACATAGTTTTCATAACTAATAATTGTTCTTTGACATTCGATTTATTGTGTTGCCATTCTGCTACTTGTTCAAG